CGTGTTCAAAAGACCATTTTTGTTCCGTGATGATAAACACAGGTAAAATACCTTTTTTCTGTGCATCCACAGCTGTTTTAACTAACGCTGTTGTCTTACCAGTGTCTGAGTGTCCTAAGAACATATTCAAATGTCCGATAGCAGGTCCAGGTAAACCAACGGCATCCAAAAACTCCTCACCCAAGTCAAAGAATCGTTGGGGTTTGTACTTCGCTGAAGTAGAGAACTTCTTCTTCAACGTACTAAAATCATTTTTCTTAATTGCCATTGTCTATGTATAATATTGTTATTACCTAAAAATAAGAAAGCATGGACACATTGTCTATGATAGTGTCCATGCTTTTATAATTAAATTTAGAATGGTAAATCTTCGTCAACTTCTGCGTTAGCTTGTGGGTCAACGTAAGTTTCGTCACCACCTAACATAATTTCACCCGAAGTAGAGTTTCCGTAAACGTAACCACCCTTTTCAGAATCCCAACGTGGAGTTTCTCCGCGAGCAATTGCTTCAAGATACTCAACAGGTTTCTTAGAGTATACGTCTTCCCAAGTCAACTCATCTTTAATCCAAGAGTCGGCAAGTTCTTTATCTTCGTGTACAGGAGCTGGGTCATCATACATAATAGTCTGAATAACAGTGTAGGTAGCACCTTTAGGTGTCTTAGCCTTAGTCAACTCAAGGATAATGTCACGACCTTTATCAGGGTCGGTAATATCACCTTTAGCTCTCCAAATAGGAATGATTTTGTCGAGGATACCCTCATTTTTGTAGTTGTGTTTGAAACGCCAGAATTTCACACCTTCATCCTCCGCATCACGGTCGATTACTTTAACGATGTAAAATTTACGAGAAAGGTATTGTTTAGCAAGTTCTTTGTCAGAATCTTTACCTGTTGAACGTAGTTCTTCATAAACCTCGTTCAATGGTGAACGCTCGTTGTCGTTCTTTCCTGGGTCATAAAACTTTTGCCATTTACCGTCCACTTGAATCTCGTGGTACCAAACTTCTTTGAATGGTGATGAACCATCTGGGGTTGGAAGAATTCTCAACCTTCTTTGTCCCTGTTTTTCGGTGTCCTTAAGGATTGCCGCAAAGTATTTCTTCATTCTCTCGTCTTGGGACATCTTTGAGGATGAGTTAGAACTACCTTGTTTTGATTGTTCGTACTGTGCAAGTACTGCGTCTAATGAATTTGTCGCCATAATATATAGATTTTAAATTGTTTACTAAAGTATAAGTGTCAGCCGTGTGTTTGTCAAATCTAAAAACGGTCCGAAGACCGTTTTATTTATCTAACATTAATAATTTTGTCGTCATCAGGTCTTTCGTCACCAAAATTTCTAAATGATTTTTTGATGTCCGAGTTTGAGTAGTCTTCAACTTCATTCTGAGTTAAAACATACTCATTTTTTCCTGTTTTTTCCATCTCTTCTTCTTTATCTTGGAAGAAATCTGAAAGTTTTTGGTTGTATGGTCCTGAATCTAATGTTCTTAGTTCAAGTTTTTCTTGAGGTGTCTTGGTTCTATACTTTTCAACCTTCATTTCAAGGTCGTTAAGTTTATTCATGATATTGTCCATATCACCAAGTCTAGATTCTAAATCGGTTAAGTGTTTAAATAAGTTGTCAAAATACTCTTCTTGTTTTTTCTCAACGTTCTTCTGAGACTTAACTAAATCTGTAATGTCAATCTCCTCAGTTTTGTCTTTTTCTTCACCAACCTTTTCAACATCAGGGTCATTAGCAACGTCCACAGGTTGTGGGGTGCCTGCCGCAGGTTCTGCGGGTGGTGGAGGAACAGAACCCATCGCAGGGTCTGCAGGTGGCATCGCCATTGGGTCAGGTGCCGCCATTGCAGGGTCTACAGGTGGTGCTGCCGCTGGGTCTACAGGCGGTGGAGGTAACTCCACCTCTTGTTCATTAATATATGTATTAATTTCTCTATATCTAGAGATTTCAGAAAGTATTCTGTCGTCAACTCTTCTCATTTCTTTACCCATTTAAAAGTTGTTTAACACCTTGTAGTGTTTCAACCTGAATTCTTTTATTTCTTGTCATCGTATTGTCAACACGCTCAATGAGACCATCTCTCATTCTTACTGTGTAACAATCACCTGTGTCTAAATCACAAACTTGTTTAGTACCGTCACCTAAATCTTTTTCGGTGTGTCTGGTATTTTTTCCTAAATAGTTATCTAAAATTAATTTTACGTCCATAACTTGCGTTTCTTAATAAATATCATATTATATGTAAAAAATATTACTTAGGTGTTTGGTTAAAAACATCTATAGCATCCTGAACTATTTTTTCAAGTTTTCCTTTTTCTTCACTACTCAACTTATTGTAAACCTCATCATTTCTTTGTGTTGACGCATTATTGTTTTTCACCAAAAATTTAGTAATACTTTCTTTTGTTTTAGAATACCCGTTTAATCTACCTTTCCATCTTTCACTAATAAATTTAATAGATGATTCAACACTTTCAAATATTGGGTACGCTACGTTAGTTGTTGAGCAATAATACTTTTTATCTTTGAAGTATTGATTGCTTGGTGCTCCCCACCACGATGTTTGTTGTGCCGGTGAAATAGAAACCCCAATAATGTTATTCTCAACTGCGGACAATACGTTAGTACTGTTAGGTGTTTTAGAATTCATGTAAATTGTACAGAAAATAATAGTTTGTAGTAAATCATTATCAGGTACTGTAGTTACTATTTTATTAACAATGGTTTGATAGTTATAGGTGTTAGTAGATGGACCATCTAAAACGGTGTAATCACTATACTCCTTTAACACCTCACATAAATCACTACCACCACTATTAGGATTAGTCGCATCATGACTTGTTAATTGTCCTACGACACCTGTCGCCTGTTCTGTAGCGTTAGCACTTTGATTAACAACTTTAGGTTTTTTCTGATTATTCTGAGTGTTTGAATCTAACTGATTTTTAATTGATTCTAATAAATTAGTTTTTAATGACTGTAAATAATTATCAATTTTAGGTAATGATGCTGTAGCCTGTCTAATACCCTCAAAGGTTGTTTCAAACTTACCAGGTGAGATATTATGGTTTACACTCGTAATCATATATGGACCACTAAACATCGGGACGTGTCTAAGGTTAAAATACATCGTAGGTTGTATTAACGCGTTACCCATCATACTAACCGAACAATTATAACTTCTATTTTTATATAGATTATATAATGAAGCACTTTGTGACGCTCCCGCACGATTTCGGCTTTGGTTTGCCATCTGATTTAACATCTCTAATGATTCCGCAGTTGCTTTACCAGCATCTTGACCAACACTAAACCCATGAAATATTGATTGATTTTGAGGTCCGATGTCAACATTAAACCCAACAACTTTGTTTGACTGTCCCCAATCTTTCTTTTTACTTAAATCCTCAACAAGTGGATTGTTCGAACTTCTTGTTAATTCAAACGCATCATTTCTAAAACGATAATCAACATTATTTTTTAAATCTAATTGTTCACTTGGCTTACCACCATAAAAACAAACCATTTTAGCAGTTGATTGTCGATAATCAACATTCATAAAAGTACCAAATAATGTATTGGCAAAATCTAAAGTACCTTCAGTTTTTGGTATCGCATCTCTAACAACATCTTGTACATTATAGAAGTTAACATATGAGGGTAAATTCATAACCACAAAGTTGTTCTGTACTAAGATACCTTCAATAAATGTCTTAACACTCATTTTGTCGTTAGATGTTTTAGGTGTAGTCGCGGTTGTTAAACTAAATTGTAACTTATTAATATCAACAAGTATTTTATCACCAACATTCCTACTAGCCCTATCGACTAACAACACATCCTCAAATAATGTTTTGTTTTTAAAATCAGAACCTGATATCCATTTATCATTTAACGCCTTGAAAGACTCCCATAATTCAACCTTAGTTTGGGTTCCGTCAAGTTTGGATTGTATTTTGTTGTTACCTTGAATTGTAGTTGTTGGTAATTCCTTTTGTATTTTTG